GTGAAAACTTTGATTTTGTTAATCAATCAAGGTGTTAGTAGGATGAAATCACTCGTTATATTCTTTTGTATACTTATCATTAGTCCATCAGCCTTTAGTTACGATGACAGCCAACGATATAAAGTTGCGAAATTTTACAAGAAGAAAGCACAAGAAGCCGTAGATGATTCCGCTAAGCATTTAAAAGGTGAATGTAGGATCATGCTTTCAATGAATCATCTAGACCATAAGTATGCCAAGCTCAAACGAGTGAGAACCAATGGAAATAGTCAGGTGTGTAAGGTGGTAAAGAAAGAACTAAAGAAATACCGGAACAAAAAGATAGCTTATGATACACCTGAGAAGTTATTACGATTAACGATCACGACAGGTCATTAACTGATTGATAAATCAATAACTTAAAATAGTAAGTGTTGAATTAATAATCCGCCACATAGCAAAAGGTAACCGGCAAAAATCACCCAGGCTCGTAGTTGGTAAGCTAAAAGTGCTCCACAAAACATCATTGGCGGCATAGCAAAACCGAGTGGTAATAAATAAGAGCTATTCATGATCGGTTGGAAATCAAAATACCAAAGGTAAGCTAGCCATACCCAAAAACGCTAATAAAAAAACGCTACTTAAGATTGCAAATTTATCGCTTAAAGTTCAGGCAATAAAGGTGGAATTTTCAAGTTGTTAAAAGCGGAAACTCTACCTAGCACCTATAAATTAAGTGCGCATTACGTGGTGTTAGGTTAAATAAGTGATTGATATTATTGAAATTATAAGATGTGTGTCGCAAAATGTAAACCTCCTAAAATGGAGGTTTTTTTTATGGATATAAGTCAAAGGTCTAAAAGTAAGTTTTTTATAGAAATAACGTGCGGTTTATCACTCGAAAATGCAGCAAAATTATGTGGAAAAAAACCGAGCGAAATCACGGAATGGTGCAAAAAAGATACAATCCCAAGTGGATATAAGCGACTGATGCGAATGAATAGAAAGTTAGAATTGAGCAATGATGAAAATTGGATAGGCTTTAGAATGGAATCAGGCAGACTCGTTTTGCCCACTGGCGATAGATTAACACCACAACAGATTTTAATAGGTCATGCTTTGTTAGAAATAGGTGCTGAAAATGAACTAAAGACAATAACAAAAATGGCTAAAATCGCTAGAGAGATAGCAAGGATAAGGAACCTAAATAAGTGAAATGGATTTTAATATTGTGCAGTGTATTAAGCTTTAATGCCTTAGCCATATATAGCGATGATGAGATATATAAAGCATTAGGGATCGAACCACCAACACCAGAGATAAAAGAACTTGATCGACTTGGTAGTGAACTACTAAAAGGATCTTCGGAGTTCCTAAAAAAGTCAGAGTCCACAGGTAGTTGTAAGATAAATTTAAAATTAGTGAATGGTAGGTATAAAGGTAAAGCTATAGAGGGTTCAAAAGCCACATGCGATAGAGTGAAGTTCTACTTTGAGAATCTTGAGCTTGACGATGACATACTCAATAACAAACAAATGGGTAATATAAAAATAATAGTATCGGGTGAAGAGCCCAAGAGCCGAGTTTATATAAAGTAATCAAAATGGAACCATAAGCCGCTGTTAGAGATAGCGGCTTTTTTGCATCTCACGCTATAAATTATGAGGGTTGCAGTAGCATAAAGCGCCACTATTTAGGAAAGTCTCTGCGAGGCTCGATTCTTAAGTGAAAGGGGATGTTTTTTTGAGTGCATGAAGAATGCAGGTTTCCGCCCATTGGGAGTTAGGGCGGATGCAGTAAATTTAGTGGGTGGGCTTGGATGGCTTCGCCATGAATTTAATTACTAGCTAATAAAGTATCAGACTCAGTTAGTCTTTCTTCTTTTTCTTCAACTGGTACCCGTTTGTAAAATGGATTACAAGTAAGTGTGTATGTCATATCTCCAAGTTTGAGTAATGCAGAGCATCGAGTAACCGGTTCTATTCTTCCCCCAAGGTTTTCAGGATAAAAAACACTGTCTGATTCCACATTAGCAAAACTGTAATAGTAGGTTGCTCGTTTATCAGAATACTTAACGACTGAACCAGTTATATAAACATCTTTAAGTAATTGGCCAATAGCAGAATCTAGATTATTAACTGTTTTAGTCGATTTGGGTTTTGTGGGTATGGTGTCATCAATAGCATGCTCAGGAACTGGAGCATGTTGTTTATCTTTTGGTGAATCATCATGCTTACTTAAAAAATTAAAATAAAAGTGGTAGCCAAGAAAACAAAGAAGTAAAAGCAATGCGATTAGTAAAAATACAAACTTAGGTATCTGTAATTTATGAGTGTGTATCTCAGCTGACCAATAAACACCATAAAAATTTTTATTTCTCTTAACTAACGATTTACTACAACTCTTTGTAGCAAAGTAATCATCAGGGTCAAATTGTTTAGACTCTTGATAACGGGTAACACGTTCACCGCCAAAAGGGTTGTGATAGTGAACATGGCGACCAGTTAATCTACGAATATTAACATCCATAAGTTTAGGATCTTGTGTAACAAGATGAACGTCATATCCCTTATGTCTATGAGTTTCAAATTCTGAAATATGTTTAGGAACAGTAGGGTTTTTAGAATTGACTCCACGAGGAGGGAAAAACTGCTGACATTCATCAATAAATATTACTGAACGCTTAGGCAGTTCATACCAAAGCTTTGGATCTTCAAATTTAGTGAAATGAAGATTAAAAGTTTTAAGAGTTTCAAAGCTATAAGCGTCAGAACCTTTAAGGTTCTTAACCATTTCATTGAATTCAGATAATTGAGATTTTGAATAGCAACGACGAACCCAATAAAGCCAAGTTTCAAGATGATCATGATTTTCATAAAATTGAGAAAGGAAAGGTACATCATCAATAGTTAAGAATTCATCATCATCATGAACTTTACGCATAATTTTTAGGAGACGATTTTTTGCTTTTGAATTTTTCTTATTTAAGCGTGGGAAGTACCAACCATAAAACCAACCTGAGAAACTAGAAACAACGTCATAATCCAACATCAATAGAGGGACATTGTTGTAATAAAAAGGGCGGTCTTTATCCCAAGTCTTACAAAGTTCAACAAGAGAATTTAAAGTCTTACTTGCACCAGGTTTACCAGTTCTAAGATAAATCATTATGCACCCCAATCCATTTCTGAATTATCGCCGGGCTTTCTCCAAATGCGTTTACGAATATTCGCACGGCCAGAGATTGCAGACATACCTTTAAAAGTCAGTAGAGCAAAACCAGAAGATAGTGCAATGTTGATACCAGTAGGAATACCAACTAAACGAATCATTGTAACAATATCAGAGGGAAGACCTGAAAGGCTGTCAGTAACAGTAGATAGAACATTATCAAATAGAATATCAAAGCCGACATAAGAAGCCGTACCGAAACCAACAGCAAGAGCAGCACGAGTAACAACGGCGGTAATCAATTGAGGAAGTAAGGGAATAACAGTTAAAAACAAAAAAGCAATAATTCGAGCCATAGTAAGATCCTTTTGTAATCATCATACGCGGGCGCATTCGCTTTATCCCTGCGCATGATGATTGATTACATGTATTTAGAAATTAATAAGATGGAAGTAACAGAAGAAAAAATAATGATTAACGCTTTAATGATTACCGCCATATCACAAAAAGGTGTGTAATCAATTTCAAAGGTTGCGATGCCGGCATTAACAGACTTAGGAGCTGGGCAAGTAGCTGAAGTAGATAAACCCTCGCCTTTGGTGTATTTATTCATAACATTGGAAACATCAAGAGAACCTGCTTCTAATAGTTCATTAGGGTTTTCATCGATAAAGTTTTGAAGACCATCAGCAATTTGAGAACCGTCACCACCAGAAGATAAGAAGTCGTCCACTTCACAACGTTTTAACCAATCCTCTTTTGCGAGTTGGCAAATAACAGGGTGTGAAGAACAAGCGAAAGATTCACAAGAATCAGATGTAATTGAGTCACCAGAACCAGACCAATCACCACCGTCACCCGAAGAACTGCCGCCACCTCCACCGCCAGAAATGTTTTTAGTGTTTTCACTGATTTGTTTAAGGTAGCCAGTTTTAACTTGGTCGTAATCAATAGAGTGATTTAATGACTTGTTAATGTCAGTTAGTAAAGTGGCTTGATCATCAATAAGGCGTTTTAAATTTTCATTAGTGATTTGTTGTTCATAAAGATTTGTAGATTCAGCACCCGAAACAGGATTACCAGAACCATCAAGAGAACCAGAATCGATTCCTCCACCTGATAAATCATTTGATGGTGTATATTCACCACTATTTTCAAGAGGAAGATCATCGACCCATTGAGGATTAGAAGCATTGAATTCACAAGATTGACCAGAAGAGACCAAGTTAAATTGACAGTTATCAATTCCATTTTCATCAACAGTGCAAACAGTAACGCTGTCACTTGGACGAATAGTGGCAGAACAAGAATCTGAAAAACAAGATGATTTATTTTTAATTGAACTAGGACCATAAACATTATCAATAATGGTGCCAGAAGGATAACAACCATTTTCTTGTTTTTCCGGTAAGGGTTCATTGGGGATAGTATCGGCTATTTCATCGGAACATTGACCGTTTTGTGTTTCAAAGCTATGTGGAGATAAACAAACCTTAGAAAAATCTATTTTTACAAGCAGATAATGATTAGAGTTATTGGGAGTACAAGAAAAGCCTGAACCCGTACGAACAATAAAGAACGAGTCACCATAATTAGTTTCACATAGAGGATAGCTAGAAGAAGATTCAGCAAATTGTTTGCATTCATCACTATCTAAAGCCGTTCCAAGAACTTGACCAGTAGGATAATCTTCACATAAAACGCCATTTAATTTATCAACAATCTCAGCTTGAGAAACAAAAGAAACAAAACCCTGTATAGAGAATAGAAAAAATAAAATCCATTTCATAAATAACAACCCTAAAACATGCGTCTGACAGCATCAGTTAAAACGAAAAGGGTAAAAAACATTACAAGATCGTTGGGCGTGAGAAGCATGAGAAAATCCGTTTAAAAAAGGGCGATAAATCCTGATTCGCCCTAGTGAATGGAGTATTAGCCGAAAATTGCAGCTTTAGCCCATTTAAATACAATTGCCACACCTGCAAGAGCGATCATTGTTGTACCGATAGTTGTAATAGCAGTAGTGCCGTCAGTTTCAATCGCTGTGGTTGTAGCGGTTAAATCAATTGCTGCAAAAGTTGGAGTAGAAGCAACAGCAGCAACAGCACCAAATGCTAAAGCTTTCACGATAGTTTGTTTTTTCATGGTAAATTTTCCTTAATAACCAAGTTGTTTTAATGCCAGTCTAAAAACAAAAGACACAGCATAGACGGATGCAGCCGCACCAAATAAAAGAAATACATCATTTATTTCAAGTGTTGACTGCAAATCTGTTTCAGATAGCAAGTAATACCCATCACACGGAACGGAGCTACTAGAAACAAGATTCTTTGTGGTTTCATCAACTGTTACGCAAATACTCATTGATTAGCCCACCAATAAAGAAGACACCCTAGAACAAGTGCAGCTAACAAAGTTAGTTGTAAATAGGTTGATAGGGCATCTAAAGACATAATTAAGCAAGACCTATACAAATGTTACGAGTAGGATCTTCTGGATTTGGAGTTACCTTAAGCTCAACAGGTGTACCAAGTTCAATACCATCAAACTCATTGATTACATGATTAGCTAGCGGAATCTCTTTAATTTCAAAGCCAACACCAGATTGATTGAAAGATTCAGAATTAATCTCACGTAAAGGAACAGCGTAAGAGAGTTGGGCAAAGTCATAGGCGCGATTATTTTTTTTAGAAACACCGGAACGACGATAAGCGGCAAAAAATTGTACTTTCATAATTTAATCCTTTAAAAATAAGTTACAGGGTAGTGTTGTTTAAGGTTCATGTTTTGAAGTAATGGATTGAGTTTAAACAATTGGCTTTTGTGTCGTGTAAGCGACATTTCACCATCCGGCCAAACAATCAAAGACATTGATTCACGTGGACAGATAGGAATTTCTTTAAATTCTAATAATTGATCTAGTAATGGGTTATCTACCGAAATACCCAAGTTATCAGCAACAATTTGTGCAGGGTCTGAAGAAAGACCTACTTGATGAGCAAGACGATAAGCAACACCAAACTTATTGGCTAAATAGTTAGGCTGATTTGCGTAAGGTGAGACAGGTTCCTGATAAGAAGCAGGGCGTTGATTGTCGAAATCAAATTTAATAAGGGTAGATAATGGCATACGTTCACCTTGGTCTAAGTTTTGTAAGTCGCTTTTAGATAGGCCGATAGCTTTAAGTTCTTTGATATTTCTAGATAGAGTGGCCTTTGATGTATGTGCTTTAATTTCTTTATAACCACGGTCACAGAGAGACATGTAAAAGCGAAATATACGATCCGCTTTTGCGTAGCTGATATTCCCTGTTTTAGTGAAAGTAAAATAAGTTGTTCTTAATAAGTTCTTAATTTTTAAATCATTGTGAAGTTCAATTTCAGTGCCTTCAATGCATTCAAGCATGTCTTGAAACAGGTCTTTAAACATGAATTCACAGAAAGAATAACCGTTTAATTGTTCGAATTTTTCAGCGTGTCGAATACAAGCCCAAACACTACTAGTACCAAATAACCGTTTGATGTAACGCTTTTTACCGCGACCCTCAAAACGTAAACGATTCGCTGCAAAATCTTGAAGTTCATGGGTAGAAAGCTCATTGATGACACGATTAAAACGACCAGTGCGATCACGTTTAGCCAGTTGTTTTAGTTCTTTAAGTTGGTTTTGAATCTCATCATCTTTCGAATAGATAACTAGAGTCTTAGCCCGTCCAACGTCTGAATTTTCTTTAGTGCCACGGGAGAAATAAACGGAGGTTTTGAAATCAGATTGGTTAGACGGGCGAAGATATTTATGTGAGATGTTAGAGAAAGATTGAATAGCTTGGCGAAGTGCATCACGGCTAGGCATTTGAATAGAATAAGTAGAATCTATTCGTGCATACTCAGCGTTTGGAAGATCTAATGCGTGAAATAATTGAGGATTAGATTCTTCAATAGACTTTAGAAAGTGTTCAGTGCAAACACGGAGATTATCAGAGCCGTATACGTTGTGACCTTGCATAACTTTAGCAGGTGAAGCTTTAACACGAACGTAAGCCCAAGGAACATTAGACATGAAATTAGCATCAAACACTTTAACAGCAATGTTAGTGTAAGAACTAGGAAGTGAAGCCCAAGGAGCGTAGAGCTGATTGAGTGACATTGTATTACCATCAATATCAAACTCTACATCACCAGAAGATACTTTGAAGCCAGTAATAGATTGAAGTTTCTTGAAATCAACAAAGCCCAAACCATCAGATTCAGTTACGAATTCCGGTTTTAGTGGGATTGTGAGTTCAAGAAAGTCGTACATAATTAACCTTTTGAATTAAGTAAAAAGTCAAAAGGAAATACAGAATTGAACAAATTTACTTCACGATTTTCTAACCAAAAAAAGTTTTTATCGATACGAAGTAAAAAGGTTCTTTTAGATGGAGGTAAACGATCACCGAACTTATTGAAATTTTCTAATAATTGAATATCTGAATATCTAAATACTGGAGTGTAAATAGGTTCTCTATTATTAAAAGTCCTAAAGGTAACGGCACCTACTTTTCCATCATAAGTAGTAATAAAAAGAGAAAAATGAGAAAAAGTTCCGACAATTTTTGTTTCTATAACGATATCGCTTTTCATAATTAACACCCCTGAAATGTAATTTATTAAGCATGGAGGCGACCGCTAAAAGGAAGATTCAGGGTCGACCTCGTAGCGGTCTAATTGCAATAAGCTGCAACTAAAGCGAATCTTAGAACCAAAAAAATGCAACTGCAAGTACCATTTTTTCGCAACTTTTAAGCTAAAATAAGAAAAAAGAGGGTTTAAATATGTATCAAAAACAACTGTTAGAAGCCTATAAAAAGGCAAAAAAATACACACAAGATAAGCAAATAGCCCATGACTTGAACCTGAATAAGTCTAGAATCACTGAATTAAAGAAAGGACAACGCTATCTAACTGATAATGAAGCTGTTTTTTTAGCGGAAGAAGCAGGAATAGAACCAGAAGTGGCATTGTTAGCATGTCATGCGGATAGAAATGAAAATGAAAAGATAAAAGCACTATGGGAACATATTGCAAAAAAGTTTAATAGTGTCGAATTTGCAAAGTTATCAATGGTTTGCGGTTCATTCGTGGCACTGTTAAATACTGTTAATCAAGGAATGAATGAGTGCGCATTACGTATATTATGTTAAATGGTGTGTGGCTTTACGTGGAATCTCCCTCATTTATTAATATGAATACCCTATTTTTGTATTAATAGAAGCCATTCAAAATGGCTTCTATTGCCATATATTACCGTGCTCAACTTTAATCAATATTACTGTTTAAAGTTATCCAGTACATATTTCCAGTCGGTGTTGAAATCGACCAACGCGAGTTATCTATGCTTGATGTTATTTTGATGTTGATCTGTTGTTCTAGTTGATGGCTTTTATTATCAAATGTGACTGAAGAGTTTAAAGTCAGACCCTGTAATTTAGTCTTACTATCAAATGGTTGAGCCAATATCGTAAGTGAATTATCGGTTTCTCTTTCAAAGAGCATTGAAAGCTCTATATCATCGACTTTTATTGTACAATTTTGATCTATTTGGCATACCGTATCAGTATGTTTATGTGGTTGGTGTTGAAATGTTCTCCACGTAAATGCTGTGGCTAATACGCTGAATATGATGAGTATTTGTACAAGTCTTGCTCTGGTGAGTTTCTCGGCTGCCAT